GGCGCGGGGGGTTTGTGGCACCCCTCGTGACCCGGGCCGCTCGCTGCCCCGATAGGGGGGCCGGGGCAGCCAAGGGGGCCGGGGAGAGCACCGCAAGGCAGGCTCACCCGGGGGGGGGGCCATGGGCGGGCTCGCGCTACGGCGCGGGCCCGCCCCGCTGGTTAGGCGGCAGGGCCCGGGGGGCGCGGCGCGGAACGGGCTGCGCCCGCAGCCAGGCCAGCGGCAGCAGGGCGCCCAGGGCCGCCCGCGCATACCGGCTACCCCACGGCGGCCCAGGGCCGCAGCGGGCCGCCCAGGGCCGCGCAGCTAGCGGGAGGAGTCCGCGGTGGGCGGGTCGTCCGGGTCGATGCCCAGGCGCCGCAGGATGGCCTCCTGCCGCACGTAGGCGGCCTCCTGCTTGCGGATCAGCTCGGCCTGCTGCTTGCGGCCATGGCCGACGCTGGCCAGGGTGCGGAACACGGCGATGATCTGCACGACGCTGGCGACCGCCGCGCCGATGGTGATCAGGATCTCCAGGTGCAGCGAGCGGAGCAGGTCGGCTATCGGGGTGGTCGTGCCCGGCGTGAGGATCGGCGCCGTGGGCGTCGGCCGGGGGGTGGCTGCGAGCCAGAGCAGCAGCACGGGCCTAGCGGGCGAGGAGCCCGGAGGCGCGTAGCTGCGCGACCATCGGCGGGTTGATGGGCGGCACTCCGGGGAACACCGACGTGCGCGCCTTGACGATCGCCTGCCCTACCGGGGTGCCGCTGTCCAGGGGGGTTGCCCGGACGTAGACCATGGCGTTGCCCGGTCCCGTCGATACGGCGCGCACCGGCCCGACGTCGAGCGAGGCATAGGGCAGCGCTTGGTGCAGCGTCACCTGACCGGAACTGGGGCCGGTGATCGCTACCGGGCCGAGGCCCTCGATCCACGCGGTGATCACTCGCGGCGAGGCCGCTGGGACCGCCACCACGTTCAGCTCCACCGTCAGGTGGGCGCTGGCCACGTACTCGGCGTTAGCCGGGAGCACGACTGGTATCCCGATGAGGGTGTCGGCGTTGTCGACCAGCGGCACGTCGTCGGTGATGGTCGCCAGGTGGAAGGACTCCAGCCGGTCCACCCGGGCCTGGAGGGCGTCGAGCCGGGCCACGACCGCGCCGAGGTCAGCCCAGCTAACGTCGCCCTGGTCGCCCTTCGGCCCTACCGGGCCGCGCAGGTTCCCGTCCAGGGAGTAGCCGCCGCCGATCATCACCCGGTAGACGTTGCCGTTGCCGGGCATGTCGGGGGTGGCGTGATTCAGGACCAGCACCATGTCACCGGGCACCCCGATACCCGGTGTCGGCGGGTCGATGGGGAACCAATGCCAGAGGTTGCCGGGCGGCCCGACCGGGCCGCCGACGCCCTGCGGGCCCTGCGGGCCGGTGTCGCCCTGGTCGCCCTTGTCGCCCTGCGGCCCCGTGACCTTCATCGCCAACCAGGGCTGCGGCGCGGCCCCCGTCGCGCCGACGAAGACGATCGCCTGCCCCGTGTAGGGGTCGGTCGGCGTCAGCAGCAGGACCGCCTCACCGACCTTCATCTGGTAGGCGGCGGGCGGCTTGCCCGACCCGTCGAAGCCAGCCGGGATCAGGCCACTGGTGATCGAGGCCACGTCGGAGGCGCTGCGGGTGTAGATGTCCATGACGATGAACGACGGGGCGCCGGGGTCGCCGTCCGCGCCGTCCGCGCCGTCCTGGCCGTCCGCGCCAGGAGTGCCGGGCTCGCCCTGCGGGCCAGGCGGCCCCTCGGGCCCGGGGTCGCCCCGGTCGCCCTGGTCGCCCTTCGGGCCGGTAGCGCCAGGGGTGCCCGGCGCGCCGTCCGCGCCCCGTGCGCCTTGCGGGCCCGTGTCGCCCTGGTCGCCCTTGGGCCCCGGGCTGCCCGTGCCCCCGGTCAGCCCGCGCTCGCCAGGCGGGCCAGCCGGGCCCGTGTCGCCTACCGGGCCGCTGTCGCCAGGCGGGCCGCGCACCTGCCCGGTCTCGATCCAGCCGCCCGGGACGGCCGAGGGGCCGAGGAACAGGTACAGATACCCGTCGCCCCGGTACTCCACCGACTGCCCGACGCCGACCTGAATCTCAGCCTCCGGGCTGCGCACGTCATCCCACCCGGCAGGGATCAGCCCATCCTCGGGCAGCTCGCCCGGGGTCCGCTGGGCGAACGAGAACACGATGGTCGTGGTGCCGCCCGGGTCGCCGCGCTCGCCGCGCGGGCCGCGCAGCCCAGGCGGCCCCATCACGGGCGGCCCCACGGCGGCCGAGGCGGCCCCGGCTGGCAGCCGGACAGCTACGCCCTGGCCGTTCCCGACCTCGGTCATCCCGGCACCAGTTCTTCCTCGCGCGGCGCCGTGCCCGGGTCCGACCGCAGCGGATCGGTGACGCGCGGCTTGAGGATCATCTGCCCGGCAAGGACCGTGACGCCCTCGCCGCCTGCGGGCTGGCGGCACGCGGCGTCGAAGGCCAGCGCGGGCCCGGCCGGCAGCCGCGCGGTGTCGTCGCCGCGCAGCCAGAACCGCACCCCCGTGTCGTCGGCGGCCCACTCGAAATCGAGGCGCAGGGCGCCCTGGCCGAGGACGGTCGCCGCCCAGGTCCACAGCGTCACATCGACCGCGGAGCCGTCCTCGTCGAGCAGCGTCAGGCGGAAGGCGAACGGGTCGCCAGCTACCGCGCGCAGCGTGACCTCCATCGGCCAGGCATCGACCATCGCGGGCACGGCGCGGCCCCCCTCCCTACTTCGAGTAGGTCACCGCGACCTTGAGGTTCTTGCCCTCGCGGAGGCGGCAGACCGCGAAGCTCGTGCCCTTCGGGATCGTGGTGCCCTGCGCGCCCTTGCCGTAGTCCAGGGTCACGTCCCTGTTGTCGGCGCCGGGCCAGTCCAGCCGCACCACGGCGGCGCTGTTGCAGCCGAGCCGGATGCGGGCGTTGCCGCCCGTGTAGGCGTTCGGGATCACGATGGGGATCGGGTCCCCGTCCTTCGTCCAGTCGAGCCAGAACATGATCGGCTCCTCCTCCTCCTGCGGCTTCGGCGCGGGCGCGCCCGGGCTGGCGCCGCCGCCCTTGGCTATCCGGATGATCTCGTCCATCGGGAACCCGGGGCCGCAGTCGTGATGGTTGCTGCCGCCCGGGCCGAAGTTCTTGTGCTCGCAGAAGCCGCGCCCGCTGCCCTGCGCCTGGCTGCTGTTGAGCCCCACCATCGGGATGTTGTACTGCCGCGCCAGCTCCCCGGCCAGCCGCCCCGCAGCGGTGAGCATGTTCGGCATGGACAGCCACTTGGACCGGGACCAGCCCGAGGCGGCGCCGCTGGGGGTGCAGAACGAGATGGCCAGCGCCGAGCCGTTGTAGTTGGCTTGCGCCCAGCATCGGTTGTTCGGGCTGACGTAGTTCGCGCACCAGTTGTTGCCGTGGCTGTTGTCCACCGCGAAGTGGTAGCTGACCTGCGATGACGGGTTGGTCAGCCAGTTCCGCAGCGATTCCGCGGTCTGGCTGCCCTCCGTGGTGTGGAAGGCGATCACGCGGCGGGGGGCGCCGCCGCTGGAGTAGTGCGGGCTGGGCCACCATGCCCGGGTAACGGCCATCAGTCGGTCGCCTCCTCGTCGGGCCCGCGCTCGGGGTCCTCGTCCCCGGGGGCGCGCAGCTCGGGGTGCGCGTCGTCGTACTGCTCCAGGGCGGCGGGCTCGCCCTCGGGCTCCTCGGCGCCCGCCGCGACGGGGTTGGGCCCCAGCGGCTCCCCGGTGGGCGCGCCGTCGCCCTCGGGCTCCACGGCCCCCAGCGGCTCCCCCGTGGTGACCCCGGCGTCCTCGCCAGGGTCGAACGCGGGTTCGGGTTCGGCCTTGCCGCCAGGCCAGCCCTGCTCGGCCTCGGCGTCACGATGCGTCATGTGCCTCATCCTGCCCGCCCTGCGCCAGGGGCGCCAGCGCGGCCACCCGCTCACGTGCCGCCGCCCAGGTCTTCGACGGTGCAGCAGACGTAATCGCCGTGGCCGACCGCCGTCCCCATCCGGTACTGCCCGCTGATGTGCGCCCAGATGCGGCCCTCGAAGATGTACCGGCCGGGGGGCACGTTCCCGGGGCGCTGGAAGATCCATTCGACGCTCGCGCCCTGCCCGGCCTGGAGGCGCCGGTAAGAGATGATCGCGGCGCGGCCCATGATCGCGGCCGATTGCGGCTGGCCCTCCGGGCGGGAGCCGACGCCGATGCGGCCCTCCAGGCTGCTGCCGCTCTCGGCGGTCACCGACGTGGAGGAGAACCGGACCCGGTACCAGCGGCCCGGTTGCAGCATCACGGGCTCGGTGGGGCAGGAGGCGAACCCGAGGGCGGTCTCCCACGTGTTCGCGTTCTGGAGCCCGCCAGCGTTCCGCACGGCCATCGCCAGCAGCCCGCCCCCGGCGCCGCCCCCGGTCGGCCCGGGGATCAGCTCCATCTGCGCGGCGCTGTTAGCGCCAGCGGGGACAACGATGGTGGCCAGCAGCACGCCCAGGCGCCCCGCCTCGCCCCCGGCCGGGTACAGCCGCCCCACCCAGGTCCCCGCGTCGGTGTCAATGTCGGCCCACAGCACATCGGTGCGCGGCTGCGCCCCGCCAGCCGGTACGTCCTGCTGCTGCTCCTCCCGGGCGCCGACCACGGCCAGCGTCCGGTCGCCGCAGTCCACGATGCCCAGCCAGGGGCCGACGCCCACGGTCAGCCCGCCCCGGGCCGCCAGCACGGGCGCGGCGACGAGGCCAGCGCGGCCCGCCAGGGCGGTGACCACCATCCGGTCCTCGATGGCGTCGTAGTTGCCCGCCTGGCCCCAGGCCAGCAGGCCACCAGGTGTCGTCATGTCTCCTCCGCAGTGGTCGCTTCCAGGTGGGTGCGGAACATCCCGGTCGTCGTCGCGTCGAGCCGGTCCAGCCGCGCCGTCAGGGTCGCCGCAGGCTTGGGCGGCGGGTCCACGATGGTGACCGTCCACGCGGCGGTCCCAGCGGCGGCGTCGGCGTCGATCCGGGCCAGCCGCCCCACGGCGCTCAGCCCGGCTGGCATGAAGGGGCTGACCAGGTTCACCGCCACGTCGTCCCCGACGCCGTAGGTGCCCAGCGCCGGGGCTGCCACGGGCATCCGTGATTCCAGGGCCAGCGCCGGGCCCGCGTACGTCGTCGCGGCGGCCAGCGCCCGCTCCCGCAGCGTGGAGGGCAGCACGGTCCCGGGCCAGTCGTCCACCTCGTCCAGGCGGGGCAGCCCCTCCTGGGGGCGGTCCACGATCTCCACGGGCGCCCGGGCGTCGGCCGGGGCGCCCTCGGGCGTCTCGCCCACGGCGAAGGTCCGGGTCCGCTGCTGCGCGGCCGACCACGTGTTGCGGAAGCTGGCGGCCCCGGCCGGGACGACGATGCCGAGCCCGGTCGCGCCCCCGGCCCTTGGGTAGGCGATCTTCAGCGTGCAGACCGGCCGCCCCGCCTCCATCGTGTACTCGGCGCGGAACTCCGGGCCCTCGATGACCTCGCACAGGTTGACCAGCAGGGCGGCCAGGCTGCCGCCCTCCAGGTAGTCATAGAACCGGGTCCGCAGCCTGCCCGGCCCCGGGTCGGTGACGACCCGCACCCCGACCTGCGAGACGAACGCGGCCAGGTCCCGGGCGATGATGGTCTGCTCCGTGCCCGGCTCGGGGTAGTTGACCCGGGAGGCTTGCTGCCGCTTGGCCAAGTAGCCGGGCAGCTCGCTGAAGGCCATGCCGACCGCGGTCCCCCCGTCATCATCGAGCCCGACCGGGCAGCCCGCCCAGACCGGCCGGCCGTCGTAGAACGCCCAGAGCCGCCAGCCCCAGAAGCGCAGCAGCTCGGCCCGGGTCAGCCCGGCCTGCTCGATGGGGATGACGGCCTCGGCGGCGCCGTACCCGCTCAGCAGCCACGAGCAGGTGAAGCCGGTCACCTGGACCGGGCCGAGGGCGTCACGCGGCCCGAACGGCAGCCCCGGGGGGAGCTGGGACTGGTCGGCCCAGAACGTCCACTCGGCGGGGATGGCCGAGCCGACCAGCGGCGGCGAGGTCATGTCCACGCTCCCCGCCAGCGCAGCTCGACGCGGCCCGAGCCGGTGCCGTACAGCCGCCAGGTGGCCGAGCCGTCGCGGGGCACGGCCATCGGCTGCGACCCGGGGAGGATGTAGCTGGCGCGGCTGGCGCCGCCCGGGGCCACGGCGACCAGGGAGCCGGTATCCACGAGGATCTCCTGCTGGGGGCCCAGCGGCGCGACGTGGATGGTACGGGCCCCGTCTGACACCCGGGTCTCGCCCAGCGGCCCAACCCAGGTGGCCAGCACGGGCGCGGGCACGTTCCCCGGGTTCGCCAGCCGCGCCGCGTTCGGCAGCACGGTCAGCGCGTAGGCGCGGGGGTGCGCCAGCGGGTAGTCCCGGCCCGTGTCGGGGTCCAGGGCCAGCGCCAGCGCGGCCTGCCGCCAGACCTCCTCGTACAGCCGGGGGTCGGCGGCGCTCAGCGCGACCTGCCAGCGCAGCAGGCACCGGCCGTGCCAATCGGCCTCCAGCCGGTCCTCGTCGGCGCGCACCATCGCGGTCAGCAGCGGCGCCTCCGGGTCGTCGTGCTCGCCAATCGACAGGGGCGCGGGCTGGCGGGCGGCGGCCCGCGCGGCCAGCTCCCGGGCCAGCGCGACGAGCGCGGCGTGCGGCCCCGCCGCCGCGCCGGTCAGCGTCACGACGCGGGCCCCGGTGACCTTGGCGCCGAACACGGCCCCATCGGTCAGCACCCGGTCGATGTCGTGGCCGTTCAGCGGCGGCGTCCCATACCAGCCGTTGACCTCCTCGCAGACCAGCGTCGTGCCGTCCTCCCGGTCCCCGGCGTTGCAGTCCAGCCCGGCCCAGACCACGGGCACCAGGCGCGGCGGCGGCGGCTCGGGCTCGGGCTCGGGCTCGGGCTGCTCGGCCACGGTCAGCAGCAGCTCGGCCGTGGCCGTGTCGCCCGCCCAGTCGGTCACCCGCGCGGACACGTCGGCGCTGTCTACCTCGGTCGGCGTGCCCCGGATGAACGCGCGCAGCGAGGGCCAGACGAACTCGGCCACGGCCAGCCCATCGGGCAGCCCGGCCACGTCCCACAGGTACGGAACCTCGCCGCCCTCGGCCTCCAGCGCGGCCTCGTAGGGCACCCCGACGTAGCCCCGGGGCAGGTCGATGGTGACGATCTCCACCGTGCCCTTGGGCTCCACGTGCAGCTCGTAGGTGCGCTGCGCCTCGTCGCCGTCCTGGTCGGCGCAGGTGATGACCGGCTGCCAGTCCCCGTCCGCGCCGGGCAGCAGGACGCCCTGATACAGCCCGGTGCCGCTGTCGATGGCCAGCCCGGGCGGGCTGCCCTCATCGGACCAGGTGTAGGACGGGGCGCCGCCCTCGGCGGCGATGGTCACGGCGTAGGGCTGCCCGGCCCGCCCAGGCGGCAGCTCCTCGGTCGTGATGACCAGCGGCGGCTTCTGCACGATGGTGATGCCCAGGGTGGCCGCCGCGGTGCCGCCCTCGGCGTCGGTGACGGTGACCTCGGCGTCGTAGTCCCCGCCAGCGGTCGGGGTGCCGGTGATCCGGGCCCCGGCCACGGCCAGCCCTGGGGGCAGCCCGGCCGCCGCCCAGCCGTACGGCGGCAGCCCGCCCGCCGCGTCCAGCGGCGCATCGTAGGGCTGGCCCAGGGCGCCCTCGGGCAGCTCGGCCGTCACGACCCGCACGGCGGGGCGGACGACGATCACGTAGGCGCGGGTGGCGGCGGTCCCCGCCGCGTCGGTGCAGCGGAACGTCACGGGGTAGCTGTCCGCGATGCCCGCCGCCAGGTTGCCGGCCAGGACCCCGGCGCCGGTCAGGGTCAGCCCAGCGGGCAGCACCCCGGAGGCAAGCGCCCAGGCGTAGGCGGGCCTGCCGCCCTCGGCCTCCATCTGGGTGGCCGGGTAGGGCCTGCCCTCGGTCGCCGCTGGCAGCTCGGCCGTGGTGATCAGAAGCTCCGGGTAGAACGCCCAGAGCTGCATCCGTGAGTTGACCGGCCCGTCCGGCATCGCAGCCCGGCAGGTCACCGGCTGCCCGGGCGCCCCGGTGGCCAGCACGTAGGCGCACGACATCACCTGCCCGTGGGTGCCCGCATAGAGCCGGCTGAACGGCGGGTCATAGACCGGCTGCCCGCCCCCGGTCTGGTTGGCGGTCAGCGCCACGGCGAACTCGCCCGGCCCGTTCGGGGTGACCGTGGCGGTAACCGCGTTGCTGTTGGCCCCTATTTGGAACGTGCGGACATCGTTGGGGCCGAGGCCGGGGATGTGGACGGCGAAGACGCCGCAGATGAAACTCACGGTGCTGCCAGAGACCAGCACCTCGTCGGCGGTGGTCAGCGCGGCGGTGGGCTGCCCGGCCGTGGGCCCGCCCGTCTTGCCCTCGCAGCGGTAGGCCCAGGTCGTCGGCGTGACGTTGCCCAGGCTGCCGTCGAGGACGTAGCGGTTCCCCCTGGTGTCGCTCACGCCCGTGACCCCGGCGTTGACGCTGTTGCACGAGATGATCACCAGCAGCGTGTCCCCGGCCGCCGTGGGCGCGCTCACCTCGAAGCGCCGGGTAGCCGGTTGCACCCCGGAACTGCTGGCGGCGCAGTAGATTTCGGGCGGCACGGCGGGGAGCTGGCCGGGGCGCTCGGGCTCGGTCTCGGGCTCGGTCTCGGTCACTTGGGGGGCGCCTGCTGCTCAGGGCGAGGGCCGATATCCAGCAGGAGTATGGGCTGCGGGGAGCGGCCTGGGACGACGGCGTGATTCCTGCTCACGGCCACTCTGGCTGCTCGATTTACATAGAAGGGCGGGGGGCCGTCGTCGGGCTGGTAGTCCGCGTAGTCCACCTCGAAGATCCTTTGTGCGATATACCCCGCCAGCCCGTCTGCGACTTCGCTCGCAACGCCGGGGCCGAACTCGTCAGAGCGCACCCCCGTGAACTGAACCTCGAAGCTCCAGGGTCGTTCGTTGCCGCTGCGGGCCGGCTCGCTGAACACCTGCATCGTGTAGATGTAGCCGAAGATCGGCGCTGGCGGGGGGGTGGCGGGGGCTGGGTATGACATCGGTTCCTCCTTCGTTGCGGGGGCTCATGAGGCCCTCCCGGTGGCGACCGCCCAGCCAAGGCGGCGCGACACGGCGGCGGCGATCTCCGTCTCCGACTGCCCGGGCTGCGGGTACACGTTGATGGTGATCGTGGCCCGGGCGCTGATGCCGCCGAGGCCCTCGGCCGCGCCCGCCAGCGGCGAGAGCAAGCGGGGCAGCGCGGCGGCCAGCGTGGCGCCCAGCCCGCCCCGGCCGCCCTCGGGCCCGCCGCCGCCGCCCGCCAGGGCGCCCACGGCCGGGCCGCCCCCGGGCACCGCCACGTGCCCGCCGCCGCCGCCCGCGCCGCCGAGCAGGGCGCCCAGCACGGCCGACACGACAGGGGCACCGGCCGCCAGGCCCCGGGCGAGCCCGGCTGCGACCTCGCCGCCCACGTCCTCACCGATGACGCTGCGGCCGACCGCCCGCTTAGCGGCCGAGATGGCCCCGCCGATGGTCGAGCTGACCATGGAGGCGATGCCCGACAGCCCGGCCTGGATCGAGCTGGCCATGGCCGAGGCGGCGCTGGCCCCGGCGCTGGCGAACCCGCCGACCAGGCCCCGGGCGGCGCCGACCATGCCCGACACGGCCGAGGAGACGACCGAGCGGGCCCGCGACAGCCCGGACGACAGGGCGCCCACGAGCCCGGAGGCGGCCTGCTGCGCGGCGCCCGTGACCCCGGAGGCCATGGACCGCACGGAGCCGATCACGGCCGACACCGCCGCCTTGGTCGCGCCCGTGACCGCCGACCAGGCGGCCCGCACGGCCCCAGCTACCGCCGTGAAGGCGGCGCCCAGGGCGCGCAGCACGCCCAGCGCCCCGGACACGGCGCCGCCCATGGCCGACAGGGCAGGGATCAGCCCGGGGCTGCCGCCGAGGATCCAGCGGACCACCGTGGCGATGGCGTTGGCCACCACGCCCAGGATCGCGGCGAGCGCCTTGAAGCCGGGCACCGTGATGTAGGTCACCTGGAGGCGCAGGATCGCCGCCGCGAGCTTGATCAGCGGCACCAGCAGCAGCGCCACGACCTTGACCAGCCCGCCCAGGATGGCGAAAAGGGCGGTCAGCAGCGGCGACACGGCCGACAGGACGGGGCCCAGCTCCTTCACGGCCGGCGCCAGCACGGAGCCCAGCTCGCGGGCCAGCAGCACGACCACGGGCACCAGGGGCTTGATCGCGTTCATGACCCCGGCGAAGGCGGCCTTGAGCACGCCCAGCAGGGCCCCGCCCAGTGAGATCATCGCGGCCCGGAACTCTGGGGACACGGCCATCAGCAGCCCGATGGCGGCGACCACCCCAGCGATGGCGAGGCCCACGGGGCCCAGGGCAGCGCCCAGGCTGCCCGCCGCTGGGGCCAGCCCGCCCAGCCCGGGCAGCGCGGCGGCCCCGGCCTGGCCGATGGACAGCAGCCCCTTGCCGACCAGGCCCAGGGGCGACAGCAGCGATTGGAGCATCGGGCCCAGGATGGGCAGGCTGCCGAGCACCTTGGTGCCGCTGAACACGGCCAGCCCGGCCCCGGCCACGGCGGCGGCGGGGCCGAACCGTTTGATCGCGTCCACCGCCGTGTTGATCTTGGCCGGGTCTAGCGTCTCGATGAACGTGGCGGCGTGTTTGGCGGCCCCAGCGATGGGCGCGGCCAGCCGGGCGGCGGCGACCCCGATGGCGTCGAAGATCGGGGCCAGCTTGCCCCCTGGCTCCAGCGCCTTCGCGAGCGCCTTGCCCAGGTCGTACGCCTGGAGGATCACGGGGCCGAAGGCGTTGACCAGCCCGGTGCCTACCGCGATCTTGATGTCGTCGATGATCCGGGGGAAGGACCGCAGCACCTTGCCCGGCTCGGTCATCGCCGCCGCGTAGGCCCCGGCGATGGGCTTGCCCGCCGCCAGGGTGGCGTTCAGTACGGCCTGCGCCCGCTCGGTCGCGGTCAGCTCGGATGCCGACTTGCCGACGCTCTTGGCGTAGTCGGCCATCGCCTGCCCGGCCTGGACGTTGATGCCCGCGTTGCGCAGGACCAGGCTGTTCTGCGTGGTGATGCCGTGGATGAGCTGGTCTAGTACTTCTGAGGAGTCGCGCCCGCTGATGACAGCGGCGTCCTGGGCGACCCGGGCCAGGTCCGTGCTCTTGCCGAGGTCGAGCTGGTTGCGGGCGAACTGGGCGACGAGGTTCTGCGCGACCCCGGCTTGGATGCCGTAGGAGCGCACCGCGGATACCTGCTTGAGCATCTGCGGGTACGACAGGTTGTTGGCCTGCGCCAGCGCCTTGAGCGTGGCGTTCATTTCCCCGACGCGGGCGGCGGCGCGGAAGCTGGCCACGCCGAACCCGATAGCCGCCGTGGAGGCCACGCCCAGCCCGGTCGCCACCCCCCGGCCGATGCTGGCGGCGATGGGCTTGAGGGCGGTCAGGCCCTTGGACATGCCGCCGCTGACGGCCTTGCCCGCGTCGTCCCCGGCCGACTGGGCGGCGGACCTGACCGCTGGCCCGACCTTCGATACGTCGGGCAGGACGAGGAGCTTCAGCGCCCCATAGGCGCTAGCCAAGGTGCTCCACCCTCACCCCGGGCATGAGCGCTAGCTGCGCGGCGGCGTCCGCCCACGTGCGCCCGCTCTTGGCCCCGGCCGCGCCCGTCCGGGCCGCTGCGGGCCGCCCAGCGCCGGGGCGTGCCAGCGCAGGGCGGGGCAGCGGGCGCGGCCTGGTCGCGCCCTTGGCGCCGTAGGCGCGCAGCGTGACCCACGTCAGCCGGGCCAGGTGATCGACCACCAGGGCCAGCAGTTCCGCCTCGGTGGACCACGCCTGCCCGCCGCGCAGCGCAGCGGGGGGCAGCCGCACGGCCAGCACGGCCAGGCGGCGCGGCGTAACCCGGGGGTCGAGCACATCGACCCCGTAGGCGGCGAGCATGGCGGCCTCTACGTCGCCGTCGAACCGGGCGGCGCAGGCGGCGGCGAGTTTGGGAGGCCCCCGACCCCGGCCGCGCGGCCGACCTCCTCGAACAGGACGTTCAGCTCGCCCATCGTCATCCCAGCCGCGCAGAGCTGGTCGAACGTGGCCTGGCCGAGCAGCAGCACCATGGCGTCCGCCAGCTCGCCCCGGCCGATGAGCGCCTGCGCCTGGAGGGGCCAGTTCAGCGCGGGCGGAACCTCATAGGTGGCGCCCCGGTAGGTGAACGGGAAAGGGGTGGCCTCCTGGGCGGCAGCGGCGGCAGCGGCAGCCTGGTCCAGGTCGAAGACCGCCCGCCCGGTGGCGGGCGCGTTCATGCCGCTGCCTGCTCACCGGAGCCGCCGCCCGCCCGGGCCTTGCGGCGCCGCCTGGCCGGGGCCGCCGCCCCGGCGCTGACCCCGGAGCCGTTGCGGCTGGGCGCGCCCAGCGGGGTGTCAGCCTCGGCGGGGCCGAGCTGGACGCGGGCCAGGGACCCGGCGTCCTCCAGCGCCGACAGCGTGCAGTCCAGCGGCACGACCGCGCCCCTGGTGATCGGCATGTCGCCCGCGTCGGACAGGTTGGCCCGGGTGAACGTCAGGCGCAGCACGCGCTCGCCGTCGCGGCTATCGATCGACACGGCGTACAGGTGCCCGGCCTGGTCGGTGCGGACCTCCATGTCGATCGAGCCATCGGTGGCCGGGGTCGGCTCGTCGGTGTCGAAGTACAGCCCCAGCGTCATGCTGTTGAGCTGCCAGAGCACGAACTGGAGCGTGACCTGCCGCTCGGTGATCACCGTGCGGATCGGGGCCACGGACTGCCAGGGCGTCAGGGGCTCGCTGCTGGTGTCCTGGCCCACGGTCGGGCCGTCGTCGCTGAGGTAGCCCAGCAGCCGCCAGGGCGCCTCGTAGTCCTCGGTCGTGTCGTCCGGGGGCTCCGTGCCCGGGGGCGCGAGCCAGATGCCGGGGCCGTTGGGGGTGCCGACCTGCACTTCATCGGGATCGAGGGTCGTCACTGGGGGGGCGGGTGTGCTCATGGCCGGGTGTTCCTTCCGATCGGCCGGGCAGTATGGGCCGCGAGCATCGGGCTCACGGGGCCGCCCGGGCGGGGTGGACGCGGATCTCGTAGCGGGCGCAGTAGCGCGGCTTCCCGTCCTCGGGGTCGGGCAGCCAGAACGGGCCCTCGATGGGCTGGACGTAGGTGACGGTGCCCTCGGCCCAGGGCGCGGCGGGCAAGGCGCAGACCACGCGCAGCAGCCGCTCGGCCAGGTCCCGCGCGGCCTCCTTGGTGCGGGCCCGGGCGTCGGCCTGGACGAAGTAGGCGACCTGCCACCCCGCGTGGTCCCGGGTGGCCGTGTAGCAGAACGTCGTCACGTCGCCCAGCTCGCGCACGGCGGCCCAGACGTGCGCCTCAAGGTCCGGCTGCACGACAGCCGGGGGGGCGGTCACCGGGCCCCCGCAGCGGCACGGCCCAGCGGCGACCGGGCGGCCATCTTCCGGGTGCCGAACTCGACATACTTGGCGTAGCGGACGGTGTTGGTGATCACGAACGCGCCGGGGACGCGGCCGGGCTCCACGGTCCAGCCCCCGGCCATGGCGCCGCTCAGCACCGGGGTGTTGGCCCGGGCCGCGTCGGCAATCTGACCGGCGCGCTCGGCTACCTGCGGGGCCGCCTCCCGGGCCGGCGCGCCGGGGTCAAGGATCTCGAACTCAGCGGGCACTGGGCGCCTCCACGGCCGAGGCCACCCAGCAGTCCAGGTCGCCATGCCCGCGCGGGTCGGTGACGAGCCGGGCCTGCGCCAGGGCGTACGCCCGGCCGCCGATGACCACGACCGCCCCGTCTGCAACCGGGGCGTCAGGCGGCAGGTACACCTGGCCGAGCGCGGTGGTGGCGGGCTGCTGCGGGCCGTGCCCGCCCCGGTCCCCCGCCGCCGCGTCTGAGACGCCCGGGGCGGGCTGCCAGCTACCGGCGCCGCGCCAGGCCACCACGGCGCCGGGCAGCGCCCAGCCGTGGGCGTCCGCGCCCCCGGCCGGGTACAGCTCGACCTCGGTGTTGGCCAGCAGCACGGCCATCAGCCGACCTCCCACCAGTGCGGGTCGTGGACGGCCAGCGGCGTGTCGGCCACCAGGGGGGCGCTGGCCAGGGTGCCCAGGAACGAGCGGTGCCACTCGGCCCGGGCGATAGCCGTCCCGTACTCCCCGCCCGGGCGAGGCGGGGAGTAGCTCACGGACTGGGAGCCCGTGGCGACCTGCGCCACGGTCGGGGTCGGGGGCAGGATCGCGGCGTACGCCTCCCACATCAGGGCGGCGCCCAGGTGCGGGTCGTCGTCCCAGTAGGCGTCCGCGATGCGCTGCGCTTCCTCCTCGGGCAGCCCGCCAGCCGTGGGCGGCTCCAAGGGGGGCGCCCACTTCTGCCAGGCGATGCCCGTCACGGCTGCGGGCCTACTTCTTGGCCCGGGCGCCGCTGCCCTCGTCGGCGGGGTCGGGGTAGGTGGCGCCGATGAGCTTGGTCTTGGCGAACGGCACGGCCCCAGCGGGGGCACGCGGCGTCACCGGCCTGATGACGACGCAGCCGAACCGGGCCCAGACCTTCATCGGGGTCACGTTGTCCTGGAAGCCGCTGACCAGAACCTGCTGCCCGTCCGTGCTGGCGATGACGCCCGAGGGGTCGATGAGGAACCGCACGTCAGAGCGGACACCCATCACCAGATACTGGAAGGCGCCGGTCAGGAAGTCCGCCACGTTAAGGCCCTGGGCCCCGGTGGCGAACTGGGTGTAGGCGGCGGGCAGCCCGTAGATGCTCGGCCGCGAGTACCCGTCTACCTGGGTCTCGCCCAGCAGCAGCTCGCCGGTGCTGGCACGGACCCCGCGCAGGATCGAGCGGACCCCGGTGTCGGCCGCGTGCCCGTTCACGACCAGGCCCCGGGCCTCCACCGCGCCCATGGCCTGGTTGATCGTCTCCACCGCGTCCAGCACGGGGGCGATGGGCGCCCCGGAGTTGACGTTGTTCCACAGACCGCCCGCTGGCCAGGTGGCCGGGGTGCCGATGCCGTGGAACACGGCGTTGTCGACCGCGATGGCGATGGCCTGCGAGAGCAGCGGCCGGGCGAACGCCCAGAGGTTGAGGGTGGCGTCCTCGATCATGGCGTCGGGGATGGCGATGACGGCGGCGATTTCCTCCGCGGTCAAGGTCTCGGGCTTGAGCCCGACCTCGGTGTAGGGCTTCCGCCCCGTGGCGGCGGTCACGAAGGACGCCGTGGGCAGCACGGACGGGACCGGCAGGTTGTTGATCTTCGTGCCCATCGGCACGCGGGTGCCCAGCGACAGGGCGGCCGACTGCCGGATGGCCTCCTGGATGATCTGGCTGGACTGCTCGGGCGGGATGACACCGCTGAAATCGGAAAGAGCCATGGCGCGAGGCGCCCCCTTCCGGGGCAGGCAGGAACAGGGGGGGTGCCGCTGTTCGCGCTGGGGGCGCCGCATCGCGCTGCACGCCCACCCGGCGCCCCGGGTTCGGCTACCGGCTGCCCGCCGCCTCGCGCTGCACGGGCATCGGCGCCAGCCTAACCGCCCTGCCTTCTAGCCGCCAGGACGCCCCATCGCCTGCCGGATGAAGTCGGTCTCGCCGGTCGCGCCGTGCGGGCCCCCCGGGATGCTCCCCGGCTTGGGCGCGGCCGGGGCGGCGGCGGCGGCCAGCCGGTCCACCATCGCGGCCAGGCTGCGCTTGTTGACCGTGCCGTCCTCGGCTACGAACCGGGCGAGGTTCAGGTCCTCCAGGGCGGCGGCCGGGTCGGCCAGCTTGCCCGCAGCCAGGGCGCGGAACTCGGCGGCGGCGACCTGGAGCCCGGCCGCCACCAGCGCTTCGGCCTTGCCCGCCGCCTTGGCCTCGGCCACGAGCCGCTCCTGCTCGGTCATGCCCTCCCTGCGGAGCTGGGCGAGCTGCTGCTGGGCGGTGCGGTGCTGCGCCCGCTCCTGCTCCAGCGCGGCCTCGGCGCGGGCCAGCCGCGCCTCCGGGCTGTCAGCGGCCGGGGCTGGCGGCGCTGGGGGCACCTGCCCGTTGCCCGGCGCCGGGGGGGCCGGGGGCGGGGCGCCAGGCGCGGGCCCGCCTGCTGGGGGCGCTGGGGGCGGCGCTGGG